AATATCAAACGTGCTGACAATACTGCGGCGAGCATCTTCCGCTTCTTGGCCTGGGGCATCGGATGCTCCAGATGTTTTGGTGACGCGGACTGTTAGTTCGGTATTTACAGGAATAGAAACGCCCGAGTTGGTTACCCATGGCGTCATTTGTGCGTAGACGCCGAGATTGACGCTTTGCTTGTCGCCGGTTGAGTTACGCAAATACAGCAGTACGTTCAGCGGTACAACACCGTAAATACCGCAGGTATTAGATGTTGTGGGTGAATATGCCTGGCTGAAACCATCGACGCGGACGTTGGCTGCTGTTGTCTGGATGCGATAAGGATTATCAGTCAGCTGGCCGTAACTGGTGGGGTCTGATGTCGATTGGTTGTTTAGTTCATTCCTTTGGGCAAGGAAGCCGGTAGCCCCAGGATTGAAATACATCCAAAGGTTGTTGGTTATCAGGTCGCGGATGGGGGTTTGACCAAAAGCGCTTTTTTCTGGGTCGATTGCTGTGATGGCACCACCGGCAAGCAGCAGCAACATCTGAATAAATTGACTGGAGCCGTAACTGCGAACGGCGGACCACAGCAACGCGCTGGTAATGCGGACACCGCCGTTGGGATTTGCGCCAGTGCCTGTGCCGCGGTTTGCATATACGAGGTTTACCGGTTCCCCGTAGGCGGCCAGTTCTTGAACGCTGTTAAAACCGAATCGTGGCGAAAAGCGTTCATCGCGTGTTTGTTGTTGACCGCCGCCTTCTTGCTTCTGGATTCCAGGTAATTCAGGAACCTGTGGTTGAGGAGTTAATAGTGCCGAAACAACTTGAGCAATGATGCCGACAATCGTTAAAACTAAAGCGACCGTTGCAACTTCTGCTGTTGGTTGGCCCTTAAAATCCGGTTTTTGGTATAACGCGACAAATTCCAGGTACTCGTCCTTGCTGATGCCGAGCGTTGCGATCAGTTCGTGCTCAAAGGGCAGCAGCTTGCGAGTCATCGGTTCATCCAGAAATATGCGCCCATCCCAGCGGGAATCTGGCTACGCACCACATTCTGACTTGGGGCGATAAAAAGCACAGCATTGTCCTCCAAAATAGTGGCCAGCGCAGCTCCGGCTTCACCGGGTAAGAAGGCCACTGCTCCGGGGCGGGGTGCGTCGATCCGGGTGCCGTTGTCCAGCAGCCAGCGAAAAATTAGTTTGCGCGGGAAGGTTTCGTCGGTGTAGTCGCGGTAGACCCACTCAAACTGCTCGGTGTAGTCGGCAAACCCCAGGCGTTTGTGGACCTCGCACGCCAGCTGGAAACAATCGGTTTTGCCGCTGCCGTCCCAAGGTGCGTGGCCCCAGCCGTAGCGCAGCCCGATTAGGTCGTTCACTGGAGGGATACGTTGGCGCTGACGGGAAGGGGGCCGACCAGCTGGCGCGTGAGTACGCGGGCCGGAAAGTTGGAAACCACGCTGTCGATGGCTGAGCGGTAGCGCAGCTCAATAGTAGTCTCGCTGATACTGGCGCCAATGCCAACCAGATACTCGACTTGTGTGGCGCCGTTTACGGCAATTTCGTTGTTGCTCGTCAACCAAACGGTGGAAAGCACCAGGCGTCCCAGGCGGTTGCCGTTGCCGGCGTCCAGCATACGGATGGCGAAATCCACGTTGGGAAACAGCACCTGAACGATGGTGTTGTCGCCAGTGTTATTAGAAACGGTGCCCTCGGCACGAAAGGGGGCAAACTCGTAGCGCTGATTTAGGTAGCTGTAACTTTCGTTTACGAAATAGTTTTGGTAGCGGTGGGTAGTGCCGTCGGTTGTGGTCAGATTGAAAAATTGGGCAATGCGGACGTCAATAGCCATCACGCGTCATCCGTAGTCGTGTTGCGGATTTCTCCAAGCAGCGTGATGGTAACGGTGTAAATGCCGGGGCGTACGGATTGAACCTCAGGGGGTTTTTCGTACTCCCAGCGCAGATTACCGCGGTCGGCCGTGTAGCTGGTGACTTCGGCGGTGAGCGCGGAACTCATGCCGGCAGTCACGTTGTCGGATAAGCGGAAGCGGCTGTTGCTGGCGGTTTGAGAATGATAATGATTCAAAAAGGCGTCGACGGTTGCGTCGGGGATATTTTCGTATTGCAGTTCCAGTTGGGCGCCGTAAGGGCTGTTGCCGAAGGTGCGGCGGACGGTGACTCCAGACAGTGTGCGGAATGTTTTTTGCGGGTATACACCAGGGGTATACCGACGTGCGGTAGGTGTAAAGGAGGGAAAGTTAGCCATTAGAAGCCGACCCTTTTACGTGTGGAGGGTGACTGCTGGAGTTTGTCCAGTGTCATGGACATGCCGCGTTGGGCGCCGTCGCGGGCGGCTTGACGGCGGGTTTGAGCCATCGCAGCCTCCAGTTGATCCCGGCTGACGTATTCCACCCCGTTGATCGTGCTGGTCTCAAACGTCATGTTAAGGACAGGGCCGCCGCTGGCACCAGGGGCTGCGCCCATCGAGGCACGCAGGTCGCTGTTGGACATGACGCCGCCACTGGTACCAGGCACAAACAACTCGGGGCCGCGCTCGCCAACGAGGTAAGGGGTACCAGCGCGGGTTGGGCCGCCTCCTGCCAAACCGCCGCCATATTGGGCTGCGCCAAGGTTGAAGTTAGCTACAGAATCTGTAGCGCCTCCGCCGCCTCCGCCGAAGCTACCGCCACCCAATGCTTTGAGGACGGTTTGAAGAATGATCATCGTTAGCTGTTTGGCGATGATCTCGGATGCCATCTGAATAAAGGCATCGCCGACAGATTGGAAGAAGCTGGCGAGGGCTTCTTGGGTGGTCATCGTGCCAGAGATGATGCCCTGGAACGCTTGGCTGAAGGCCGTGCCAATGCTGTCTGCCACCGATACGGCAACGGTGCCGATGTTGGTCAGGTTATTTAGTTCGTCTTGCAGGGCGCCAATTCGTTTTTGGATGATTTCGCCGGCGGTTTCCGGGGCAGCAAGCTGTTTCTTGAGCGCCTCAATTTGCGGAAGCGCGTTTGCGTCAACTTGCCCGCCTTTTTTCAATGCCTCCATTTCATAAGCTATCCGCAAGCTATTGCGCTCTGCTTCTGTAGTTGCATTTTTCAGATTAAGCTCGTACTGCAGAGACTTAATGGTGTCTTCGGTAAACTCTTTACGCTCTGCGTAAATAGCGTTGAGCCGTATTTCATTTTCAATTTGTTGTTTTTTAACTGCGGCACGCCCTTCGCGTGTAATCGCAATCTGGGCTTCTAGGTTTTTCTCGTTTGCTAGTTCTTTAGCGTACTGGTACTGAATTGCCAGTATCCTTTCTTCACCTTGTAAACGAGCTACAAGAATAGGATCACGTTTGAGTTCCGCATCCGCAATTTTTTGCTGTAATCCGGACTGAATACGCAGTATCGAGGCTTCTGCATTGCGATCACGTACCACTTGAGCAACGCGCTGGCGTTCGCGCTCAGCATCCCTGGCAGCTCTATCTGCACCTTTGTCTGGACGAAGAGATTCCACGCCTTGCGTGGCGGAACGTAGCTGCCTGAGTCCCTGTAAAGCGTTAGTAAATATCGAAGATGGCGGATTATTTCTACGGTTTTCTAATACGCGTTGTTGACCAAAAATAGCCGGATCAATAATTTGTCCTTGACCGCCGCCCATAAAGCTGGCAGCAGTGGCAAGACCGGCAACAATACGATCTTGGATCGTTATTTGTTTTAGCCCCTCTTCTGTTTGTTTTATCCTTGCGTCAAGTAGAGCTTTTTGGAACGCAAGTTCCACGGCAGCCGAGTCGCCCAGTTTTATTTGATTTATTAGCTGAGTAGCTCTTTCAATTCCAATCTTCTCATACGCTCCAAGGATTACTTGGGCTAAATCAGCTTGATCTTTTGCTGCGGCTAGACCTCTGAGAATAGAAGCATCATCGCCGTACAAGAAAGCCAGCGATTTAGTTACGTTAGCGTCGCCAAAACCTGCAAAACTTTGCAGCAATTTTATAGCTTCATCGTTGGCTATACCGAAAGTTTTAGCGAGATTACTTACATCTTTACTGGTTACTTTTGCGGCATTTCCGGTGCCGGAAACTTGGGTATTTAAAACGGCTAGTTGTTTATTAAACGTATCAGCTTTTTCGGCAGCATCACCAAGAGCTGTACCAACGATGGACAGAGCAAAGCCGAAGCCTCCTCCTACAAGACCGCCAGCTAAGCCGCCGACAGCACCGCCAGCTGCAGCTGCCGGACCTTGCCCAAACAGCAGCGGAAAACCGCCACCAATAAGTGCGCTACTTATTGCACCGCCAGCTCTATTTGATAATCCACCTCCACGACCTATTTCTGCTGCAGTAGGAGTGGTTCCTGCTTCATAAGCCGCTCTTTCACGTAGTTTTGCGGCTCTTCTTTCTCGTGAGGCTTCAAGGCGATCTATTTCTCTTAGGCGAGTAACACTTTCCAGGCGTTCGTTATTTAGCCGATCTTCCGCAGTCTCTAATTGTTTAATACCTCGTGCGGAAGCATTAAGCATTGCAGCATCGGGCAATGCTTTTACTTGCTGTAACTTTGCAGCTTGGCCGGCGATTCCAGCGTACAGAGCATCTATTTGACTGAGTGGGCGTACCTGTTCCTGCAAGGCTTGCGCGAAGCGCAAGGCCATTGCGGCTTCGTCTTCTGTGCGTGCGCCCCCAAGACGTTCTACTGCTCCTGTTATTCGGCGGCGAGCACCACCGCCCATTGCCGGTGCTCCGGGGGCAGCGGGAGCCAGCAAAAGCTGGGCCGCAGGCGAATTAGCCAGTGCCCGTGCCGTCCCAACGGCTACAGCGGCCATTCGGTTAAGTTCTCCTCTAGCTTGAAGTTGTTTATTAAGAGCTTCAGCACTTTTCTGTTCTAAACGTAAAAGACCGGCTTCTAGTTGTGCCTGTTCTTCTGTAGCGCGGATAATCCGTTTAATACGTTCTTCGACAGGAGATTTTTGACCTACAAGAGCGCCTACAGGCGATGCCGGTCCCGGACCAATAGGGCCTCCATATTGCGTTGTTTCGCGGATACCAGCTCGCGCCAAAGCAGCTCTACGCTCTTCATCAGCTACTTGTTTTAATAGCTGAGCACGTTCGCGCAGTCCGGCATTTAACTCGTTCGTAGCTATTACATACTTTCTAGCTGCGAGAGTAGCTTCTTCCGTATTTAATGCGGCTTTATTAAAAGCTGCAGCAGCATCTGCAACTACAGTTTTTAAATTACTTATGCTTCTTACAATACCACCTGAGCCGATATTTTCTAGATAATTGTTTAATCCGTCAACTAATTTAGATGTCGCAGAAATTTCACTTTGCAGGCGCTTGAGTTCTTGTGCGCCACGAACCGCAATTTCAATATCGGCTCTGTAGGCCACGGCGCCGCGTCACATTCTGGTACTTCAGTTTACGCCGTAAAAAGCCGCCGGGGTTAGCGGCGGCGTCGGGCTTTGTCGATCTCCTTTTGCTGGTCCTCGTTGAGGATGCTGAAGTAGGCGCTCCAGCCGATCAGCTCTTCGGCGGTCATGGTGGTGCTGACTTCGGAGAGGGTTTTGCCTAGCTCTTTGGCGACTCCGAATTGGAGCATGAGCCAGTTGTCTTTCCGAAGTTCGGCACTCAGGATTTTGGGTCGATGGGCTCCGCGTCGTCGGTCAGGATCGCCAGCATCAGGGCTTGCAGGTCCTTGTCCTTGACTTCGTTCTTAAGCACGTCGATTTCGCCGGCGTTGAACAGGCGGGAGCCGGTATCGTCGAGGGCTTTGGCGATCAGCAGTTGGAGGGCGAAGGCGTTGGCGTCGTCGGACTTGGCTTGTTTTTGGGCGCGTTCGCGCTCGGCCATCGTCAGGGGTGCCACCCACATTTCAAATTTGGTGCCGTCGGAGAGTTCGACAATCTTTTTGACGGGCTCCAGGTTGGCGGCCTTGCGGAGGCGGTCAATGGCACGCAGTGAGCTGGGGGCAGGCATAGAAGTCCTGATGGTCTCGGATTAGTGTAGCGGAGTAGAGACAAAAAACCCCGGCGGTGAGGCCGGGGTTAGGGTTTCGTCCGTTTTGCAGACTATCAGGCGGAAGTGCTGAAGTCGAAGGTCGGGGTGGCAGCCGGG